TACTTCTTGTGGTTCTGTACTCTTAGGTAAAGTAAAGAATAGGTTGACAGATTGTGCCTGACACACAAACTCCTGTCGTTTAGAAGCATGTTCTATAATCCATATTTGGTTTATTTCGTTTGCTGTTTTAAATATTTCTTTTTCATCATCACTAAGAATATCTAAATGCTGGACTGAACCTTCGTTGGCTGATATATCTTTCCAAGTTTTTTCTAACTCTTTACCTTTTAAACCTTTACTTTTTAAAAGCTTTTCAAGATATTTATTTTTTACTTGATAGCTTCCGGATAAAGTTTTGTGAGTATAGCAGTTAGCCCTGTAAGGTTCAATACTAGGAGAAGTACCACTGCAGATAATCCCACTACTAGCATTAGGAGCAATAGCAAGGAGATTAGCATTACGCTTACCACTGCCGTGGATATCAGGAGCCTCACCCCTTTGAATAGCCAACTCTTTAGTTGCTTCCTTTGCCTTTCCTTTAATGTAAGTAAATGCCTTAAAGTTAAACCCAGTTGCGTAAATCCCCTCGAAAGGAAGTGACCTAGATTGAAGATAAGCATGGAAACCCATAGCACCGAGACCGATACTCCTTTCTCTATATGCTGAGTAGGCACTCTTGGTAAAGCCTTCCTTACCTTCTTTAACATATTTTTGAAAGCGTTTAAAATTTGCACTGTATTCTCCTAGTTGTGTTGTATCTATTGCGTTGTCAATGTAATGCTGTAAAACATTGTCAAGCATGGTTATTAAATCCTCAATGAACAAGTCATCTTTTGACCAGTCATCAAAGTGTTCTAAGTTTACGGATGATAAACAACATACTGCTGTTCGTTCTTCATCAGTTGGTAAAGTAATCTCTGAACATAAATTACTTTGTCTTATTTTAAGACCTAAGTCTTTTTGTTTTTGAGGTAAAGCATTATTACATGCATCAATATTAACCATGTAAGGCTCACCTGTTTCTGCTCTAGCATGTATAATCTGCCACCATAAGTCTCTAGCATTAACTATCTTAACAGCTTCATTACTTTTAGGGTCTATCAATCTCCAGTCTTCATCGTTTTGTACTGCTTCAAGAAAAGAATTAGTAATGTTTATACCGTTATGTATATTAAGATTCTTTCTGTTGATGTCTCCACCTGATTCTTTTCTCATGTTTATAAACTCTTCAATCTCTGGATGGCTTATATCCATGTAAGCTGCATAGCTACCACGTCTTGTTGTGCCTTGATTAAAGGCTAACATTTGTGAGTCTACTACGTGGATGAAAGGAATAGAACCAGTAGAACGACTGCCATGAGTAGTTGAAATACCATTGCTCCTAATATCGCCCCAATATCCACCAATGCCTCCACCTGAACTTGCCAACCATATGTTCTCATCATAGTGAGCAGATAAACCACCCCTACTGTCAGGAACATAATTGAGGAAACAACTGATAGGAAGCCCACGACTTGTACCCCCGTTACTAAGAATAGGAGTGCTAAACATGAACCAACGAGAGGAAGCGTAGTTGTAAAGTCTTTGAGCCAATTCAAAATTTGTTTCCCCTTTGTATGTTGCTCCGAATACTGAGGCTCTTGCGAATGCTTCTTGTGCATGTGTTTCTCCTTCCCAAAAATATCTATCTTTGAGTGTGTCTAAACTAAATTTATCAAATGTTTTTTCCTTGTCATAGTTTATTTCAATTCCTAAGTAAGGCTTAGTTCCTATTTTATCTTCAATCATTTTTTGTGTCCTGTAAGTATAAAGCTATTATACCATAGTGTATTATCTTTAGCAAGTCCATCTTGTTCTTACCACCCTTCTTTCCATATCTCATAGCATACTTCATTATATTACCCATAGCAAAGCCTTCTCCGTGACCAGTATCTAGTATGATATCTGTTGCTTGATACTTACCATTAGAATAATGTTGGTCATATGTTTTGTCTACATACTCTTGTATGTTTTTTATTATTTTATCCTCATTAAATTTATACTTCATCGTTTCTCCATGTATCAGGTAAAGTATCTTCACTATACCATGTAAAGTTATTTGTTTCTGCCCATTCAGCATGGCTTCTTTTAGTTCCGTCTTTCCTTCTCTTAGCCTGTGGCATAGGAGAGTAGGGACTAGAAAATAAAAATACTAATTCTTGATTAGGTTTTAAAACTTTTCTAATCCACACATATTTATTATACTCTTGATAGTCCCAAAACCTACCCTTGGCTTCTAATAAATATTCTTTACCGTCAATAGTTTTAACAAAGTCAGGTTCATACGTATGTTCAACTGTGTATGAAACTTTATCTGTATGATGTTTCCATTCTTGTAAAATGGTACTGTGTAAAGTATGTTCCCATTTAGAATCGTATCCTTTAGGTACGTTCTTTTCTTTAGGTCTTACTATCCTAGGTTTTCTATATCCGACCATGTAATATCCTCTATGTTTTTCCTAGGTAAAATCTTTTTAATTTTTTTCTGAAACCACTTTGGTGTATATGAAGAAACCATTAATTTTTTATTAACAAAAATATGTGTTTGTTCAGGTAAATATTTTTGATAGTTATCAACTGTAAGTTTCTTTTGTTCTTCTTCTACTAACATAGTTTGAAGCCAAGCAACAACTAACTCTTTTGATTTCTTTTTTATTTGTTTTGATTTTCTTCTATTCATATTTACTTGAGTCGTAATTTTTTACGAGCTTCCAATAATTTAATATATTATTAAACATACCTAAATGTTTTTCATGTGATTCGTCATCCCATATATGACAAGATATTAAGTCTGTATCTTTTCTATCAACAAAGATAGAAACTCTCTGTGGATTATTAAAGCCACAGCCTTGAGCATAAGCTGATAACTGCATACCATGTTCATCATAAACTAACTTTGATGGGTCTTTGCCTTTTAATTTATCTTTAGTTTTAAAGTCAACGAAGATACCAGACTTAGAATATAAATCTATCTTACCACCGTAGCCTGACTCAGCACAAAAAGAATCTTCTGCTATCCAATCTTCATTGGGAAAGTTTTCGTCTAACCAAGCTTGTATAATTTCATAGGTTGAATTAGTTTCTTCTCCTAAGAATCCTCTTTCAATCATCGCATGAATTTTAGTACCTTCTTTAGCAGCTTTTATTCCTATACTTTTAGAATCAAATTTACATCTAGCAGAAAATTCTTCTATAGATTCATTGTCTTTTTTTTCTAAAGTAATAGCAGACTTAAGTGCTTGGTCTATCTTCCAATTTTCTAATGAAGGTTTAGCTATCATACCTAGTATGGTAGTGACAGAAGGAACTAAGTTTTCTTTCTTAGCATCTCTAAGAGTAGTGTTTCTTTCCTTACCATTAACACCGATGATAGTATACATTGGTTCACCCTCTTGAGTATACCAATGCCCTGACTCAGATGTAAATTTATTATAGTTGTCTTTAGGTTTTTCTTTTATTAAATACTCTTGATTATTTTTCATTTAGTTCTGCTTCCTTGAATGCTTTAATTACATCCGATGAGAATAATTTTTGTAAATTAACTAAGAACATTCTACTTGCTTTATGGTCTCCACCACTTACAGTTTTAAATGTATCTAATTTATCTACAATTGTTTTAAGTACATCTGTTTTAAAAACCAATGTACAAAACTCGTTGTCTCCTACACATAAATTATGAAACCAGTAATCAGCTTCAGTTGCTTTAATACCTGAAGGCTTACCCCATGATTCATATTCTATACATATGTTTCCTGTCTTTTGCCACATATCTTTTTCAGACTTAACTTCTATTTTTTTATTAGTCATCATGTCTGCTATTTTTTCTTCTCTTATTGTACCATAAGCTAAGTCAATGTCAAATTTCTTTCTATTTTCTTTAGTGGGTTTCATACCAACTGTCTCCTATTTTATATTCGCCTGTTAAAGGACAACGCATGTTATAGTATTGTCCTGCTTTTTCTATCGCTTCTATTCCAAGCCTACCTAAAAAGTCTGACTGACTTTCAAGTACTTGAATCTGCCATTCATCGTGAATGTTAGCTACGAAAATTGCATCTAAACTGTTAAGCCTTATGTTATCTTCTAGAATAACCAATGCTTTCTTCATAGCTATCGCACCACCACCTTGCAGTAAGGTGTTTAAGGCTGCATGTTTATGCCTTAATAAAATCTTACGACCATCTAACCCTTTAAGATAGCCCTTCTCTGCAGCTCTGTCAACTCGTTCCTTAAGAGTTCTAAGTGTTGGTAGACCAGTAAGAAACCGTTCTCGCAATCGCTTACCGTCTGCTCTATTTCCTTTAATGATGCTTCCAATTTTTTCATCTCCTGCTCCGTAGATGAGTGCATAGATGAAAGTTTTTGCCTCATCTCTTGATTTAAGTCCAGCAAATTGTTGGTTAGCTGTGTGAATGTCTCCGTTGATAATTTCATTTATGTAATCCTCGTCAGCCATATAGTGTGCTAACAATCTTAGTTCTAAACCACTTGCATCTATACCTACAAGCTTGTATCCTTTTGGTACTGTCCAACATGACCTACATTCTTTACCATAAGGACTGTAAACAGCAGGTACTTGTGCCATGTTAGGACTTCGGTGTGCCATACGACCAGTGATAGCACCAGTGCAAATGACTGACCCATGTACTCTATTGCTTTTTTTATCTACTGAATCTATCCAAGAGTGTACTTGTGCTAATCTTTTTTGATATAAAAGAAAGTCTGCTATAAGTTGAGCTTCTTTTATATGTGTAATTTTTTTAAGTGTTGATTCATCTACAATAGCTTGACCAGTTGGTGTAAATTTATTAGGTTTCCAACCAAGTTCTTGTAGTCTTTGTCCTATTTGTTTTCTAGAACCTAGATTAAACTCTTGTAAAGTTTTTCTCATGAAAGGTTTTCTTTCAAGTGTACCATCTATTATATCATTGTACTCTTGTTCTGTCAATCCTTGCTTTGAAAGTTTACCATCTTTTTTTAATCTAGGTTTAATTATTTTGTCATCAACCCAAATTGGTTTAAATGTTTCATGTACTTTATCTTCTGTTTGTTTTAATTTAAAACTTAACTCTGAAGTTAAAGACATTCCTTTCTCATCATCAAATAAGAATCCATTTTGTTTTTGTTGTTCAAGTATATGTGTAACTTTATGTTCTAACTTTATAGATTCTTTTGAAAATCCTAAAGATTCTTTTTGTAATAAATAAAATAATTTATAATTTATTTCTACATCTCTTTCACAATAAGATAACATTTCTTTTGTAAAGGCTGACCATTCAGGAGAATCTTTTTTAGGTAGTCCTAGTTTATAACCCCATTTTTTTATACTGTGTCCACCTTCTCTTGTAGGATTAAATAATCTAGATAATACAAGGGTATCTATAACTTTATCTGAATGATATAAATCTATACCAGCAAGTTTTTTAATTACAGGTATATCATAACCTAGTATGTTATGACCTATAAGCTTGTCTGCTTTTTGTAAAAACTTGAAGCCATCAGTAAGTGTATCTTCGTAAAAGTGATAGAACTTTCCTAGTTCATCTTGTGCTACGAGACACCATATAACTGAGGGGTCAAGTCCGTCTGTTTCAATATCAAATACTAATTGCATTTATTCTCCTGTTAAAAAGGTAAGATATCTTCTTCTTTAGAATTAATAAGTTCTAAGTCTTCATACTCTGATAGCCTACCTGTTTCTTTATCATACACAAGAGATGTTGCATTACCTACGTCCCCTGTATATCTTGACTTGAGTACACGAAGTTTTGTTGTTCTTGCCTCAAGTTCATTATCTGATTGCTGATTACGTTCTAATGCTATCACACAATCACTAAGCTGTCCAATACTATTAGAACCTCTTAAATGAGAAAGAGATACTTCGATACCATTCTCATGTCCTTTGTTACCATCAACTCTTCTTAGATGTGATACAAGTATTAATCCTGCACCTGTTTCTTCTACCAAACTTCTAAGCCTAGTCATGATAGAATCAATAGCACGTCTTTCATCTCCTTCATGTACTGCACTCACTAGCATATGCAAGTGGTCAACAATTACCCACTTACAATCACAGCCCACAATAAGATATCTAAGCTTTGCAAAGATATCATCTATCTCGTTTGTTCCAAAGTGGGCATGAATAAATACTCTATCATCATCAAATATTTTATCAAACATTTGCATGATAGTTTCTTTCTCAAACTTTTCTCTTTCTTGGTCAACATATAATCTAGCGTTGGCTTCGATAGAAAGTATACCATCAACTGTTCTTTTCCAATCTTCTTCTAAGGCAATCACACCTACGTTATCTTGTGTTTGATTAATCAGCCAATGTTCTAGTTCTCTAGTTACTGAAGATTTACCTAAACCTGTGCCACCTGTAAGTGTTACAAGTTCTCCTTGTCTAAGTCCATATAGTTTTTTATTTAATCCTTCCCAAGGATAAGCAATACTTTCTTTTTTCTTTCTGTCCATGTAAGATTTTTTCTTATCCGATACTTGTATGATACCACTTGGTGTGTAAACTTTAGCATCCCAGAATGCTCTAGTAAACTCTGCATGTTTGCCTTGCTTGAGCATATCGTTTGCATCTTTGTATCCATTGGGAAGAGTTACTATCTTAGCTTTCCCGGGCTTGATAATACTAGCAACTTCTTTTGCAGCTTTGATACCTGCTTTGTCTTTGTCAAAACAAATAACAACATTATCAAAACTTTCTACATACTCTAAGCTTTCTTTGATATCTTTAACTGCTGAAGCAGAACCACGTTTGATAGAAACAACAGCCCATTTACTGCCTAGTAGTTCATATCCTGCCATAGCATCACATTCGCCTTCAGTGATAGTTAAATACTTACCACCTTCTTTAAATAAATTCTGTCCAAATAATCCAGTACCTTGTAAAGAGCCTTGAAAAGAAAATCTTTTATCTTTTACATATCTAGTTTTTGTAGCACACTGTTCATTGTTTATAAAGAAAGGATATAAATGTTGAGCAAGTTGTCCACTTGAATCATATATAACTTTTACTCCATATTTTTCTGCTGTTTCTTTTGAAATATTTCTGTCAATTAACTTACCAAATATACCTCCATGTACATTGGTAGTTACACTTTCTTTTTTATAATTTTCCATTGATGTTACGTTACCCTCATAGTTTGAATAGAAATGATTACAACTAAAACATTTAGCTGAACCATCTTTGTTTACTGATACTGCATCACTACTGCCACATTGTTTGCAAGGCAAGTGATATTTTACAAATGTATTTTGCATTGTTACCCTCGTTAATATTTAAAAGTGAGAGGCTAAACAAATAGCTTAACCTCTCGTTTGGAGATACGAATTAGTCTTCAGAACTTTTTGTTTCTTCTACGACTTCTTCTTCTTCAGACTCTACTACTGCTTCAGGAGTATCCTTTAAGAGGGATTCAAGATTACCCCTATGTGCAGAACTTGCAAAGTTTAAAGCTTCTAAAAGAACTTCCAACTGTCCTACCTTATTGATGGTAATACGAGCATTGTTTTGTAGTTCTTCTTTTTCTATTTTGGTTACATCATAAGACGTAATACCTTCATCATTCTTAATACTTATTATCATATTAAAATTCCTCACCGTCCCCATATGGGTCTAGCTCTGCTCCATCTTGAGCTTTAAGAGGAATCAAATCCAAGACCTGCATAGCCTGAAAATCTAAACCTTTAAAGGCTCCGAATTTATTTTCAGTTTCCCATTCATTGTACTGAACTTTAACAGTTGAGCCATGACCTATGACAACATCTATAGGATTTTTTTCCTTGTCAAAAAGTTTAGGTGCTTGTCTAACCATACCATTCGGACCATTTACTTTTCTCTTTATTGTTAAGGCTCTACCTACAGGTGTTTGCCCACCACTCTCATCCTTAATGGATAAGTCTTTTATTCTGAAACCACGAGCCTCAAAATCATTTGCAACGTCATCACTCACTACTAAATCAACTGTATACACAGGCTCAAACGTAGTGTTTGGTGTTGTTACTGAAGCCCAATAGGCTTTCCCTTCTAATACTGCCATATAAATACCTCCTTTGGTTTGGCGTTTAACTTGGGGTATTATACCCTAAGTTGTTATTAATGTCAAGCATTATATCATTTAATGTATAAATACTTTCATCACAAAGTCTTACGTGGTAGTCTTCATCAGACCAACGTACCTCATAAGATATTTTGTTTTCATAAAGTTCTTGATTATTTTTTTGTATCCAGTTTTCAAATTCTCTGTACTGGTTTTTGTTTAATTTTTTAAATCCTTCGTCCATATTATAGTCTCCACCATGTAGGTTGTTTTCTATTTTTATTCCATTGTGCATAATGTTTTTCATGTACCACATAGTCCCTGTACGCTACTATAGGGTCGATATCTTTGTATACATCTGGCATAGCCTGTGCAAGTGCTGTCATGCTTGTATGTGTAATGTTATCAGGCATCTTACTTAAAGGTTCTTCAAGCTTAACAAGACTTGCATGAGTCTTACCATANCTATATGTGTACTCCATACCAAGTGCTAAGAAGTGTTGATACAACCATGAATAATTACTGCTTGACTCTCTTGCCCAGATAGTACAAGGATGATTCTTGTATGCCTCCTTGTAAAGTCCTACACTGTCTGCATACTCGTCACCATCTAACACTCTATGTGCAGTACATAACATTTGTGCAGTTTCAAGTGGCATCTTCACTAACATCTTATCAGGCTGTGCTTCTGCTGATACAACAGGACACTCATCAAAATAAAATATGTTCATTTTCCTTGCCCTCTATATTTCTTATGGTTAGCTTTTATATTCTTGTTCATAGTAGAGTAGCCAACATTCCTTCTACCTTGACTTGTTCTCTTACCTCTAACACCTGTTGCTGAAGTATGAGTTTGTTTAAATGCTTTTGATTTAACTGCCATATCTTAGTATCCTCCTGTATTCTTTGTAATCCTTTACAAGTTCTATAATGTTATCATCTTTCCAAGCTTGAAAAGTCTTTTGAAAATCATTATATCTTAAAGATTCATCACAATAATCTCCATACTTTCTCATGATAAACATATCTATTCTTCTTACCTTCATAATGTTATATCCTATTATAAAATATTAATATAATTAATTATTAATTTTGTTTATGTTTAAAAAGTTATAAAGATTGTATCATAAAAAATTATAAAAGTCAATACATTTCACTTAAATAAATCATAAATAATTAAAATACCAAATAAAATAGCTACCAATTCTAAGCTCCTCTAAGAGCTTGTTCGTCCATACCAATACCCTCGTATGACTTGTTAAGAAAACTACTCACCATGTAGCTCATATGCTCTTCTATCCTATGTATTATATCTACTTCTGATACGTTCATTGGTTTGTCCCACGTTCTTATGTCATCATAAAGAAAGTCNACAAATGTTCTAAACTTATTTGCTGATAATTTATTTAGGATATATTCTCTTGCACATATGTCCTCTAGTTTTTTGTATAAAGTTTTATTCATTTTATAACTCCTATTTTTTTATTTGGTCTAATAAACTATATCCTAAAATTTTCATGTATTCTTGATAAGAATATATCTTATCTTCTACCTCTACATCATAAGGATAAAAGGCAAAGTATCTGTAATGGTCATCAACATAATCCTTAATTTGTTCTTTATGTTTGTTCATCAGTTCAATCCCTCCACTTGATTCCATTCTTCATCTAATATTAAGATTTCTTCAAGACCATGTTTGTAATCAACATTATCATCAGACCAAGAGTCTATATATTTTT